GCCTTTCACTCTGCGGTAGACGAAGCCACAAAACACCTCATATATTTTCAAAACTCGGCATTGCGAAATCAAAAGCTGGCAAATGCCGCACTGGAGTCCGCAGAGAGGCTATGCGACATAGAGGCACACGCCCGCATCACGGCAAAAAACAAAGAGACCGTGCTAGGGCGTATGCCGGAAACGATCATTCAAAACACAAACGCGCAGCAGACGAAAATTCAGATCACTAGGCGCGAGATAGGGGCGAGCGATGAGTGAGCTAGCCCTTGATCTGCGCTATACGCCGCAGCAAAAGGCTGTGTTTTTCCAAAACGACGCGCGCTTTTGCACTATCGAAAAGGGCAGGCGTTTCGGCTTTACGAAAGGCACGGCAAATGCCTGCATCGAGTGGCTGCTTGAGGGGCAAAAGATACTCTGGGTAGATACGATAGCTGCAAATTTGAAAAGATACTTCGAGCGGTATTTTCTCCCCGAGCTGCGGCAGCTGCCAAAAGAGCTGTGGAGTTGGAACGCGCAGGATAAGCAGCTCAAGATCTGCGAGGGTTATCTTGATTTTCGCTCAGCAGAACGCCCCGAGAATATCGAGGGTTTCGGATACGACACGGTCATTCTCAACGAGGCGGGCATCATCCTCAAAGACCCCTATTTGTGGGACAATGCGATCTCTCCTATGCTGCTTGACAATCCGAACTCTCGCGCATTTATAGGCGGAGTGCCGAAAGGGAAAAATAAGTTTTTTGATCTGGCGCAGCGCGGAATGAGAAACGAAAAGGGTTGGAGAAATTTTCAGTTTTCCAGCTACGACAATCCGCTGCTGCAAAAAGAGGAGATCGACAGGCTGGTTGCAGAGCTGGGAGGAGCGGATAGCGACGTAGCGAGGCAGGAGATTTTCGGCGAGTTTCTGGATACTACCTCAAATTCCGTGTTTTCTTTGGCGGCTATCGAAGCCGCGTTTCGCAAGCAGAGGTATTTCGATGCAGGCGCGCCCGTGATCTGGGCTCTGGACGTAGCGCGCGAGGGAGACGACGAAAGCGTGCTCTGCAAAAGGCAGGGAGATAGCGTAGAGGCTCTGAAGCCTTACCGCATAGCTAGCACGAGCGAGCTGGCGCGTGAAATTTACGGCGAGTATGAAAGAGCCGATCTCAAACCTCACGCGATATACATCGATACTATCGGAGTGGGCGCGGGAGTGTTTGATACTCTGTGCGATTTAGGGCTGCGCGGCATCGTGCGCGAGGCAAAAGGAAGCTTCAAGGCAAGCGACGAGCGCAAATATGCAAACAAACGCGCCGAGATGTATTTCAATCTGCGCGAAAAGCTCCCGCTTCTTGCGATCGCGCCCGACGAGGAGCTCAAAAGGCAGCTACAAACGATCGCTTTCTACTTTGACAAAAAGGAGCGGTATCTACTGATGCCCAAAGAAAGTATCAAGAAAGAGTATGGCAGAAGCCCCGACCGCGCCGATGCGCTGGCGATGAGCTTTTTTGATCTCTGCCCGATACTGCCGCGAAGAAAGGATCAAAGATATGACGACTACGCGTGGTGAAAAGTGCGAACTATGGGTAGAAAATGCACTCAAAACAGACTATATTTTTGAAAAAATTTCGCCTACGCTCGTGAGGAATTTGGCGAGGCTGGACGATAGGGCTTTGAGGCTAGGCATATTCGTGATGATCTGTGATCTAGCTAGCGGAATGAAGCAGATGCCGACGAAAATTCACAAAATCAGGCTCGCCGCGGAGCTTGTGAGAGACGGAGCGAAATTTAAGAGGGTGCGCGAGCTCACGGGGGTTTCAAAAAGCACATACTACAAAATGAAAAGGATCATCAATGGATAGGACGGCATACTTGCAGGAGCTCAAAACTGCGGCGATGGACGGCTACGAACACTACAAGCAAGGTTTCAAGGATTTGGAGGAGGCATATTTGCTGATCTTGCGCCCCGAGCTCGCAGAGAGCCTGCAAAAGCGCAACAAAAGCAAAAACTATATCCCGAAGCTCAATTCAAAGGCGAAAAGAATTTACGACGGGCTAACCGAAACCTACTTCAATAACGACAAATTCGCAAAGCTCGAGCCTTATATCAACTCTTCGGACGACGTGATCGATAAATGGCAGGCCGCGATAGATCATTACGCCGAGAGCATAAATCTATATAAAACCTTTGCACCGATATTCTTGCGTGCGCCGTTTTCGGCAAGCTGCGCGGTAAAGGTGTATTGGAGCAAAGACCGCGCAATGATAGACGAAGTGAGCCTGCAAGACCTGTATTTCGATCCGGGTGCGCGCGGACTAAACGACATATCCTATCTAGTGCATAGGATATATCTTAGCAGCGAGGACATCTTGGGCTACAAGAAAAAAGGGATTTTCAAAATAGAAAATTTAGAAAGCTTTGCGGACAAAAAGCCGTATGAGAGATTTGAAATTTATGAAATTTACGAGCTGCGCGGAGGCAAATGGTATGTTTCAAGTCTTTATGAAAACGAGCTTTTGCGCGATCTAATAGAGCTGCGAGACGGACAGCCTTTCATAGTGGGCTATATGCTACCGCAGATCAGATGCACGGACGAGGAAACCTATGTCAGCGCCTACGGCGAGCCCGCGCTGATGTCGATGCTGCCGCTGCAAAACGAGCTCAATGTGAATAGAAACTCGATCACCGACGTCATTCGCCAGCAGGTCGCGCCGAAAATCATATTTGACAAGGCTTCAATGGTAGAGCGAGGCGAGCTTGAGAGCGTAGGCGGAGCGATATACACGAACCAGCCGAGCGCCGTGCAGGTTCTGCCCGCGGGCGACATAGGCGGAGCGATGGCTGCGCTTCAAGTCATCGAAAACGAGATGAGCGAAGTTAGCGGCGTCTCTCCTCAACAAAACGGCGCGACGACCGTGCGAAAAGAGACCGCCACGATGGCAAGCATAATGGCGAATGAGGGCAGCGTAAGGCTTCAAGGATATATCCGCACCTTCAACGAGACCTTTTTTGAGCCGATATTTGAGCGGCTTGCGTTTTTGGTGTGGAAATATGCCGATCCGATCTTTTTCGCAGGCTTTGGACGCGGCGAGGTGCCGAGCTTCAAAGTAAATTTAAATACGGGTATCGGAGCGCTGAATAAAGAGGTGCAGAAGCAATCCCTGATGGATGCGGCGAAAATGATCGGCGCGCAGTTTGGGATGTGTTTACAGATAGGAGATCAGGCGGGGGCTGCTGCGATGAAAGAGGCGAGCAAAAAGATTCTTTTAGAGCTTCTGCCGCTATACGGCATTAAAAATGCGAGCGAGTTTATCGGCGATGAGAATAAGCTAGAGCAGATGATCCTGCCGCCGCAGATACCGCCTGATATAAATCCAATGCAAGGAGGAAGCAATGCTTTCTAACACGCAAAAAAAGGTTTTTGACGCCACTATTTCAAATTTGACGTCAAATAAAGAACTTGAGCCGATTTTGGGGAGTGACGCCGTGAGGAAATTTATCGTTTTGTTAAGTATCAAATACGAAGAATATCTGATCGCGGCGCAAGATGAGAATGCAAGCGACGAAAGCCGCCTGCGGGCAATGGATAAGGTGAAGCTGATAGAGGGCTTCTTTGATTTTTTTGAAAACTATAAAGGAGAATAGAGATGACGGAGCAAGACGCAATCAACGCATTAGTAGGCGAGCTAGAAGCTAGCGAGGCGCAAGAGCAGGTAGAGCCGCAGGGATCAGAGCCTGCAGAGGCGCAGCAAACAGAATATCCGCAAATCACGCAGGAAAATCTGCAAAATATGATAGCAAGCGCTATGCAAGGCATAGAGGAGCAAAAGGCGGCGCAAGAGGCGGAAAAAGCTAAAGCGGCGGAGCAGGCAAAGGCGGGGCAGCTTCCGCCTGAGCAGCAAGCACTGCTAGATAGTATGGGTTTGCAAGGAATGCCGCAGATGCAAGAGCAGATCAGGCAGCTTCAAGAAGCGCAAGCTCAGGCACAAGAAGCGGCGCGCAAGAGAGCGGTTTTTGATAAAAATTTAGATCAATTTAGCAAAGATTATCCGACTATTAAACCCGAGGAGATGGGAAAATGGGCGGAGCAAAACGGCTTTTTGCCACTTCTTGGGGAAAGCTACGACGGCTGGAAAGCGGTAGCCAACGCAATGATAAAGATCGCGACGCCTACGCAAAAACCCGACGAGATCATCGATACGAACAAATCGGGCGGAGAACTCGGCGCATTCGACAGGATGAAAAAAGGCGAAGAGGTAAGCGACGTAGAGATCGGCGCGGAGCTTTTAAAACAAGCGGGATTTTAAGGAGGACGAGATGAATCCATTTTTTTCAGGTATAGCAGGCGGGCTAGCAGGAGCCGCAAATAAGGCAGCAAACAGCGGCGGATGGAATTTCCTTGATATGCTAAAAGGTGCGGGCGGCTGGCTTTTAGGAGCGGATAAGAGCGGAACACCTAATTGGATGAACGCTGCGGGCTTGGCGGGCGGTCTGTATTCGGGCTTACAGCAGCAAAAAGCGGCTAACAAAGCCCTAAAAATGCAGCAAGATGCCTTTGATTTTAACAAGATGCTTTCGCAGCGCGAGATCGACAGACAAAACCGCGCCGAGCAAAATTTATATGACGGATGGAATGCGTCCACTTTCGCGAGGTAAGAGATGATAGAAAATATCACATACGCAAGAGGGCGAGCGGTAGAGCTAGAGGAGGATATCAAAGAGTGCGAAACCGCTATCTCCGCGCTAAAGCGAGATATGCAAAGAGAGCTTGGCGGCGAGCTTGATACGCGCGTCATAAGAGCCTTGGCAAATAAGATTGATATCTTTGACGAGGAACTAAAGAAAAAGAGGCTTGATCTTAAAATTTTAAAGCAAGATTGGGGGATATGATGGCTTTTTTTAACCCGCACAAGGTAGATTTCAACTACGATACACGGATGATAGACGCGGTAGGCGCGGTAGGCAAGTCGCTTTGGGATATCTACAAAACAAACGTAGAGAAAAACCAAAACCAAGCCAAGCTCGACGAGACGAACCGCGCAAATTTGGCGACCGAGGGACTTTATGACGCGCGAAATCAGGAAACTGCGCGTCATAATCTCGCGGGCGAAGCAGAAACGGCGAGAAAGAACGCATTCGATCAGGATTTGAGCTTAAAAAACTTCTACAGCACCGACGCGCTACGTAGAGCTCAAATCAATAATCTATACGCCGACAACGCAAGGCAGAACACGCAGTTGCAATGGAATATCAGCCAAGCGCGAGATAAAGCCCAAGCCGAGCAGGAAAAACAGGCGGGCATAGATATGGCGTGGTATAACGCAGGGCAACAAGGCGGGCAGTTTAAGGATCAAGCCCCGAATTTGAGCGATGCAGAGAAGATTAATCTAGGCAGACAGTATAAGTTGCAAACCGAAGCGCAAGGAGGGATAAACAAGGTGCAAGAGCCTATTTTAAAGCAGCAGGAGGCGCAACGCAAAGAGGAACAAGCGGCGAAAACAAATGATTTTCTTTTTAATCAAATGGGTGGGCAAATTCCGCCAGGCATGACCGATCCGAAAGAGCAGGCCGCATATAAAGCCGCCTATGTCTCACCAGAAGCGATAAAAGCAAGAACGGCGGGGAAAGGAGGATACCTGACGAGATTGCCAGCAGGGCAAGCTACGCGGCTGGAGAACGCCAAAACCCTATTGTCTCAATATGGAGACTACGCGAATTCCTTAGTGGGGAAAAAGGGGGATGTAACGGGACCTCTTGATGTAATAACTGCGCCGACAGCAAGGTTTTTCGGATTAAGTGATGCGGATATTGCCGATTTATACGCGCAAAGAGACGCAATAGCCGAGAACGAAAGAGCCTTCACGAAAGGCGGCGGTTATAGAACGGCAGAAGAAGCAAAAAAGGCGCTGGACCCAGTGCACTTAAGATGGAGCACAACCAAAGCGAACGTGAACGCGAACTTACAAAAATGGCTTAAAGTTTATGACGAAACAATAAATGTTTTGCAAAAACAAAAAGATTATGCAGGTGTTGCAGAAATTCGACAAGAAAGAGATGATTTTATAAAAACACTGCCTATAGAATTTCAACCAAAAAATTCGCAGCAACAGAACCGAGAGGCAACTCAGCTATTTATGCAAAAAATGGGTATGCCAACAGATACTGCGTCGATAAATTTTGCCCCGCAACCATCAGGAGGATATGCGCCCCAAAACTTATATGATGAGATGAGCACCTATGACGAAAACGGCATAAGGTATGTAGGCGACGATGGATTTAATAGCTGGTAAGGAGGATATTATGACGCCCAGGGAATATTTAGGCAACGATACGATCGCGAAATTTCAAGCGATGGGATATACGACGGAGCAGATTAAGGGCTACGCACGCCAAAAGTATATTAAAGAGTTCGGTAGAGAGCCAAGCAATGAAGTGCAGCAGGCAAGCTTAACCCCGCAACAAAATACGGCAGCCGCACAGCCCGCAGCGCAAAATACGCAGCAGGGCTTGCAAGAAAGTGAATACGCTAATACCGAAAAAATAGCATATTCTCCCGCAGCTGCTAACGCGATGCTAGCGCGCATAAAATCGTCTACAGGAAATAATCAATTTTCCAATCCGCAACAAGAGGAGAAACAATACGACGACGCATACCGCGCCCTCTATGCGGGCGCCTCCAGCGCTAGAAAGGATGAGGAGCTAAGAGATAAAATCGCCCTTGCTCAAAACACCACTATTTGGCAGAAACTAACAGGGGGCGAGAAAGATGCTGTGGAGCTACAAAAAGACCTGGATTACATCGCCAAAAATGCGGGATATGAGCTTGGCGCAGTGCAGACGGACGACGGCAAAATTTACTTCAGGACCACAGACGCCAAAGGTAACCCCATAGCAAAAGAACTTACGCCCGGTATTCTTAATGATCTAGCGGCAAATAAGGGCGAGATCATCGGCGGCGTAACCGCAACGGCGCTAGCTCCTTTTACGGGCGGGGGAAGCTTTTTGCCCCTAATAGGGGCAAGCGCTACGGGAACAGCGCTCGGCTCTATGAGCGATCTATACCGAAAAGGCGAAGCGACGGGTAGAGAATACGACGCTGGAGATTATGCCGCAAGAGCGCTCCAATCTGCGGGGGCGGACGCATTAGGAGGCGTAGCGGTCGCAGGGGCGGGGAAGCTTATAAAAGCCGCAGTGCCTACGATTAAACAGGCGGGCGAGAGGATAATAAGCCCGGTAGCAAAAAATGCGGCAAAAATTGCGGATAATAATATTTTAGTAAATTTAATGCGTAGAGGCGTAACCGACAATATCGAGGGAGCCGAAGCGCAATATATCAAGTCTATGGGCGGAGAGGCGGAGGCTCTTAAAAATTTAGCCGCGAGTAAAAACGCATTGGGCGAGGAGGGATTTAAAAATTTTGCTAATGCCGAGCGATCCCTGCAAATCCCAAAAACGGGGAACGAGGCTATAGATAAAAGCATAAACTACATAAACGAAAAGGGAATTAAGCCCGCCGAACAGACTATCAGGCGCGTAATTCAAGGGGAAAATTTGAATGAAAGAGAGGCGAACTTGCTCGCAAGCGCCCTAAGCAACGATAAAGGCGCCGATCTAATCACAAGAAGCGTGGCGGGCGATGCCGACGCTTTCGCAAAGACCCAAAAAATTATGACGAATTTGAACTCAAGTTTTGCAAAAAATATCAATGAGAGCTTTAAAGACGCTCCGAATGTCGTGAAGGTTTTCAAAGACTACGAGGCGCGCACAAAAAATGATTTCGGAAATGTCATCAAAACGCTTGATAATGAATTCGGCACGCTAGGGCTTGATACTCGCGCGCTATCTGCTAGAGTGGGCGAGGCGCTAGAAAACACGCTGCCTAAAGGCTCGCAGATTACCAAATACGCTATGAAAGGCATACAAAAAGGAGGTCTTGAGGGCTTGCAGGATGCAAGGGCTTTTTTAAACGGGGAAATTTCTACCTTAAAAAAAGCAAATGACGCGCTAAGCAGGGAGAGACTACTCGAACTAAGAGAAGCAAGGGGAATAATTGATGACGCGATAGACGGCACGCTGGATCAGTTTTCGAGAATAAATCCCGAAGTAGGCGTAAGAGCTAAAGAGCTAATGCAGACGGCGCGCGCGGATTATGGCGCATACAAAGAGATAGAGCAAAGCGATCTATTTAAAAGATTGATGCGCGGAATGAAAAACACAAACGATCTAACTTCCGCCCTGCTTAAAAGCGCAGATAACCAAACAGGGCTAAATTTGGATGAAGTGCTAAGCGTCCTAAATCCTGCCGAGCGTGCAAACGTAGAGGGCGGCTTGCTTAAAAACATCATAGAACGCAACACCAAAGAGGGGGTGACCGATTTTAAGACCGCTTTAGAGCAAATAGATCAAATCCCCTTTAAAAGCGAACGAGTGGCGGGGGCGATAGATCAACTTAAAGAGAGTGCGCCGATTCTTAAGAATTCGGGCGAAATTTTAAAAAAGCTGTCCGAAATGACGCCAAAGACTGCCGAACTACAACAAGGCATCGGTAAATCAATTACCGGAGCGTTTCAGGTAATGCTTAGAAACCGACTTGTTAATAAATTGAAATCCAAAATCCCTTGGTATGGAAATAATCAAGCTTTAAAAAACCATATCGTAAACGCCTTAAAAAACGCGGGAGATTTAGAGGGCACGATAAAAAATATCGAGGCAATACCTACGGAGGGCTTAGACAGCGCGACCAAAGATGGATTGAATAAATTTGTAAAAGAGGTTATTCCTGAAATCAGGCAAATTCTAAAAACCCAAGAGGATGACGCCGTAAGGGCTAAATTTAACCCCGAGGAATTAAAAAAATCCTTGATAGATCCAAATTTAACCACACAAGAGAAGGTAAATCTAGTCGACATGGCTAAAAAGCAGATCAAAGAGGAGCTAGACGAAAAGGCGGGTAAGGTCGCCAAGGGCGAACCCGTTAAGCAGGGTGAGGGCTTTACGATGAAGGAGGGCAGAACCGACTATCCCGATAGAGCAAAATTTGAATTAGGCAAATATCTAAAAGAAAATTTAAAGCTCAACGACAACCCAATAACCGCCAGTTTGAATTATTTATTCAATCATCATAGAGAAATGTTTACAAATAGGCGTGCCGTTTATGACTTGATTAAAAACGTGCTTGACGATATGCCCGAAGTGATTGAAAAAAGAGCCGACGGCGGATATTATTTAGCTAGATCGCTAAAACACGATAAATCCAATAGTAAAAGTAAGATGGCTGATTTAGTATTAGACGAGCAAGAGGCAGAAAACTATATAAAGCACGCAAATTTAAGAAGTTATAGCCCTAAAATGCGAGAAGTTATGGACAAAAAAATAATAGCCGATAGTAAGGACACCCCGCTCCTTACGCACCGATCCGAGTCGGCAAGGGTGCTAGGCGATAACGTTTTAAGCGCTCGCCCTGGCTCAAACGAGCTTTTATCGGCTAGTCATGGCTCTATTATACCCCAATCCTCCCAAAAAGTAAAGGAGCTTCCGCCCGCCGATCTTAGAAAGGCGATAATAAACGCCAAAGACGACAAAGAGCGCCTAGCCATAATAGAAAATCAAAAAGTAGGGATTAAGCAAAGGCTCGAGAATGAGGCAGCAGGCGATAAAACCGCAGATAAGCTAGCTAAAGAAGCACAAGGCTTGGCAGATAATAAACCCGCAGAGAAAAAATTTACTCTTGAAACAATTAAAAGTTTTGATCCAAGAAAGCACGGACACGCGTATTTATCCAAAATAAGCTTTAACGATAGAAAGCCCGTAAGGGAGTTTATAGACAGCAATACTCGTATGTGGGATAGTAAGCGTAAATATTATGAAACCTCTTACACTTTTAACGCCAAAGAGGGCGATATGTTTGAAGCTAGGCTGGATGATGGAAGCTGGAAAAGTGATACCAAAGAATATTATATCGTCAAAAAAGACGACAAGGGCGAGCTTTATTTAAGCAAGATAAAAGAGCTATCCGATTTACGAAAAGAGGCTATCAAAGAAGCTGAAACCAAGAGCGAGTGGGAGAGTAAAATTTCAAACTCTACCGATGCCGTAAAGCTAAATAAGATAATGCGCGACATAGAACACACAGAAGCCATCACGCCCAATAATAGAGCCAAGCTATATGTGGCTATAACGAATAGATTAAAAGAGCTAAGAAAGACAGAGAGATAATTCAGGTGCGGGGCTAACCTCGCACCAATAGCTGCCCCTTCGGATCTTAACTAGCAAACACGCAATCGTACCTAAATTTATCAAAAATCCTTCAAATTTAACCCAAAAATACCAAAGAGTGCGTTTTATGGGTAGATTACGCACCCGCACTTGCGCGAAAATTGCCTTAACTTTCAAAAGGAGAACGTTATGGCAATCACATCTACGGGCTTTCAAGCCCCAGCAACGAAAAGAGAAGGGCTAAAGCCCTCCGTTTACGATAGCATAATCCTAATCGGAGCGGACGACACCCCCCTCCTAAGTCTCATCGGAACTTCAAACGTTACGAATACCGAGCATAGTTGGCTAACCGACAATATCGCGGCGCCCAAAAAGAACGCACAGCTTGAGATTAGCGATTTCGCTGATGATCGAAAATCGACTATTCAAAAAACCACTAACAGCGTGCAAATTTTTACTACCAACATAAGCGTATCTTATACGATGCAGAAGGTAGCCACCTACGGCGGAAAAGAGATGGAGCGCGAAACGGCTAAGCGCGCCAAAGAGCATAAACGCGATATGGAATACGCACTATTTGGACTAGGTCGCGATACGGACACCAAAGTATCCATATTTAAAGCCCCCACTTCGCGAAACGATACGACTGCAGGAGAGATGGCGGGGCTTTTCTACTATATTTCCAAAGGAGAAGCGGCATTTACTAACGGCAGACGCGGCAATGTTCTTGCTTTCGATAGCAAGAAAGACTGGACTGGCACGCCTTCGGTTTTAACCGAGGAGTCTTTAAATCAAATTTTGCAAAGTATTTGGGATACGGGCGCGACGCCTAGAGACGTTTTCATCGGCGCGAAACTCAAAAAGGCGATCAATGCTTTCGCTACCCGCCAATTCGGTAACGAAAAAAGCATTAATTCAAGCGTCGTAAGCCTTGACACCGACTTCGGAAAGGTAAATTTTAGACTTCATCGATACTTATCCGAGCAAAACAGGCTAGACGATGTGCTAATTGCGGGCGATTTTAGCTTTATGAAAAATGGACTTTTGATCCCTACTATGATCGAAAACGTAACCACGAGCAAGACCGCAAAACAAAAGCGCTATTACACCGAGGCAACGCTTGAGGTGCGAAATGCGGACGCTTTTGCAATCGGCGTGGGACTAAAGGTCAAATAATGACATCGAAATTCGCAAAAGAATTTCTAGCCCATAAGATTGTGGGCGGCAAAAAAATGCCGCCCGATGAGATATTGTCCGAAATGTTTTTAGAAGCTATGCTGTGGACGGCGAACAAATGCACACCTAGCGAATTATTGCGTAGCGTAGAGAGCGAACGAGTATATAGAAACGTCGCGAACGGCTTTTATATCACATACCCTGATAAACCAAATTTTGATGACGAAAAAGAGCATATTATGATCGATGAAAGCCTAACGTATGCGGTAATCAACTACGTAGCATTTATCATCAATCAGGACGCTTTTTATAGGGATTTGGCGCTTGAAATCATTTCGGACTATATCGCAAACGACGGGAAAGAAAGGACTTTCGATGACTGAGGAGGGATTTAATACGGCTCTTTTAAACGCCGAGGCAATATCGGACATCGACATTTTAGAGCTGTTGCGGGCTTTGGCGGTACGGCTAAAAACCCTTAATGCTCTCATCGCCGCAAGCATATTAAAGGGGTAAAAAATGGTATCGATTTATGAACTCAAACTAGGGGCTGAAAAGCTTGAAATTCTAAAAGTTTTAAGCGCGGAAATAGAAAAAGCGATCGATTCTGTTGGTAAGATTGACGATAGTCGCTTAAATGCTATCTATAACGACATACTGGCAAAAGCAAATCAGGTCTTGCAAAATACAAATACTACGCAGTCTTTAAAAGATGACGTGGATGTTAAACACGGGGATATTTCCGAAAAAGCTGCCGTGATAAACCAAAAATTCGAGCAGCAGCAGGCTTTGTTGCAAAGCCTGCAAGAGCTAAAAGTCAAAATAGAGGCTCTTATAAAAAGCAACCTAATAGACGATACCGCACCTAAAGCCACAGCTACATATTCAAGCGAAAAAATCGGCGAGCTACTGAAATTAAAGCTAAACGAAACCGATCAAGCAGCAGATAGTGCAAAATTAGGTGGCGTAGCCGCTAGTAATTTTATGAAAAAAAGTGAATATAACCCAACAAACAACTCGCTTGCCAATACCTTGGTATTAAGAGACGCAAACGGAGATTTCGCGGGCAGATACGTTACAGCAGGGCATTTTAAACTTACCGCTCCCGTGCAAAACAATATCTTTTCAAAAAACAATGAAATCCTCTTTAGGGTAGGTGCCGCGGATAATGACAATTATACAAGAGCGGTAAGTTTTTCACTGCTGTCCTCTACGATTCTGCCAGTAGGCACAATAATTACAAGCGCAAGTATAAATATCCCAGAGGGATTTTTGCTCTGCGACGGCTCTGCTATCTCTATAAGCGCCTATATTAATCTATACAACGTAATCGGCAACGCTTATGGTAATGGCAACGGCTCTACTACCTTTAATATCCCTGATCTGCGCGGGGAGTTTATTCGTGGCGCGGACAATGGACGAGGAGTAGATGCAGGAAGACAGATAGGCTCAAATCAAAGCGACGCTATGCGAAATCTTACAGGCACCTATTACGGAGCGCTAGACGGGGAAGGTGGATATTCCGCTTTCTGCACCGGTGGAGCTGCGGGAGTGTTTACAGGCGGAGGAACTATCACCCAAATAAGAAATGCCTCCTCTTACGAGATGAAGCAGATAAACGGCAAGAATGGCTTTATCTTTGACGCGTCTAGGCAGGTGCCGATAGCTTCAGAATTTAGACCTAGAAACGTATCAGTAAATTTTTATATCAAATATTAAGGAAAGAGCGATGAAAATCTACAATTATGATGGCATATCAGGAGAGTACATAGGCACTAGCGACGCAAGAGAAAGCCCACTAGAGCAGGGAGTTTATCTAATCCCCGCTAATGCTACAGATATTAAGCCGCCTAAAGCAAATAGCGGCTGCGTAGTATGCTTTAACGACGATGGAGCTTGGGAGCAAGTAAAAGATGAGCGAGGAACTATCTATTACGACAGAAACAACAACGAAGTAAAAATTACTAAGCTAAGACAAGATACGACAGGTTTAAGCAAGGTTAAAAATGAGCCTTCTATCGATGAGCTAAAAGCTAGAAAAATGCTAGAGCTTACTGCTTGGACGAATGCTATGGGAGAGAGCTGCAAGATTGAGCTAAAAGGCTTTGGAGCAATCAATGGAGGCTATAAACATCTGCTAAATATAGAAGCCATAATCGATACTTACGATAGCTTAGAGATAAGAGCTTTTAGGATGTATGACAACTCAATGAAAAAGATAAATGGACAAGAGGAGTTGAAGCGTATCAAAAGAGCCATTCAGATAGGCGGTCAGAAGCTTCACGTGCTTAAATGGGGTTATGAATTGAAAATCGAAAAAGCCAAGAACAAAAAAGAGCTAGATGCGATCACTTTTGCAGACACGATCGAGGTGAGCCTATGATGTTTTGGGTGCTTAATAGACTTCGCGGGCAGTATAGCTATTTCGCCAAAATTAACGCTTTGGCAATAGCGCTGCTGATATTTGCCTTTTACGGCAATTTTTTCGTAGCTATCATCTGCGGGCTTGGCTACCTCGCAGGAGAAGCCAAGGGCTGGGGCGT